CTTAAGCCGCCCTCTGTTAGGCGCTCGATACCAGACGTTAATTTGCGTATCGCACTTTAAACCCTCAAGAGTATGACTCCCGCGGTCTTCCCATTTTCCCTCGCCAATGGTGACGAAGGGGAAAACTTGCTTATCGGGGACGAAGTCATAAACCTTTTTATCTGTCGGCGTTGCGCCTAAAAGAGTTTGTAACTGGACGTCGCCCGTTAGAATTTCGTAAATAGTTTTTTGAGTTGATTGAGGTCCCCACAACATATTTATTTTTCCTTGCCGTATAGTTTAGAAAATATCTCGGCGGCGTCGTCAGTGTTATCTTTAAACGCCTTACTTAACCAAGGTCGAGGCGCCATTGTTCGCGTCCCGAACTCTAAGTACGCACCATATTTTAAGTTAGTTCCCACCAAAGCCGTAGCGCCGCCGTCCGAAAATTCCATTCGAATCGATTGAACGAGGCGACCGGTATCCGTGTTAGGCGTGCTTCCGGGCTTTGATACGTTAACTTTACGGTCGGGTTGGTATCGTTGTGCTACTGGACCGTCGCCGTTTTCGTTGATTGATTTAATGGCGCTTTCGTGAATCTTAGCCGCAATTTGAAAAAGCGCTACTTTACGCGCTTGTTCCATTTTCTTTTGGATTCGTAAAGTAGCTTTTTCGGCGGCCTTGGGGTTTAAGATTTGACCGAAAATTTTCATTATGTCCCCGGTGTTTCTTGGGTCATTAAGGTCTGCCAAAACTTAGATTCGACGTCGTTTGTAATATCTTTAATTTGAAAAATTCGTGTATTAAAAACGATGCGCATAGTGGTGTTTATTCCCTCTAAATATCGAATCGTTATTTTATGGTCTTGTAAGTCTTCAATGCGTTGTGCGTACATGCGCTCACGCCCGCTTGTGGGTTTCACTTCGGCCCACACTTCGGCAAAATCGGTCCATGTCTCGACGCTACCGCCTTGACCGTCACCTGTTAAACTAAGTGTTTGAAACTTAATTCTATGGCGCATTTTACCTATAAGGGTCGAGCTTTTTTCCCTCATACTTTAAAGTGCCTATATGGTTCGATTAGCATTAAAGCCGTCGCCGGAATTTCTGGGAACTCGTCGCCACGATGTTCGTAGATTGAGGCCACAAATTCCATGATCGCTTGTTTAATGTCCGAAGGGAGTGAAGCCGCATCGGCGCATAGGCCCGCGGTTACTTCAATCCGTACCCCATTTGACGGGGCTAATACCGTAGCGGGCCACACAGCCCCCATACGTAAAGAGATACGACCTTTATTTGAAAGGGTATCGACTGAATAATCAGACGCGGGCATAGTGAACTCGACGTCATCGTTAGATACAGTTTTAACAGACGCGACGGTTTGAATAGGTCCGACCGGGATACAAATATGTTTCGCCGGGGAAGTCATTTCAGTCATCGAGCCGTCTTGGGTTCCGTCCCACCACATGTTTTTATTTTGTACGGGGAATCGGTCTAAAGTTACTAAAAAATTGGTTGGTAAAAATACGTTATCGCACGCGCTTTCGAGTCGGCTTGTCGCCGCTCTTATCATCGTCTCTATTCTTGAGTCCTCGAGACTGTGGTCTATTCTTAGAAATTCTTTTAGCTCCGTTACCGGAACTGCTAGGCTTGGGGTTGATAGTTTTTTTACGTTTAACATTCTTGTCACCCTCTGTAAATGTCGCTAACCCGTTAAGGACTAAGTACTCGGCATCGGCTTTATCTACCTTATAAGTAAATCCGGCTTGGCCGTGTGTTTCCATTCCGTCTTCGATCAAAAATTGGTTACACAGTAAGAAAATTTCTTTAGTCATAAATATGGTGCGGGAGTTTTAAAAGCGAACTCCCGCATAAACGCTAATTTAAAAAACTAAACTGCTGGCATTGTTTCAGGGTGTAAGCTTAACGCTACAACCGACATGTTGCCGGAAGCTGTTCCCGTCTCAACCGCGACTAATTTAACGAAAGCCGCTTGACCACGGTATTCGATAACTGTCGTTTTTCCGATTTGAGCCGCTGCGTTTAATTCCGCTTGGTCAGCGTAAGCCGATTCAGCCGGAGCCGCAACGTAAGTTCCCGCTTCGGTGTCGCACTCTGTAAATGAAAATGTTAACTTGTTAGACGCGTCAATAGTCGCACCTGTAGGGTCAACATTTACTAAAAATCCTAAAGAGTTAATATCTTTAGTCGCTACCGCTGCGGACGTGAACGCATTGACGGCGCCTTGGTAGACGGGTTTAGCGAAAATTTTGGCTTTAATATTGTGATTCATAAAATGAACTCCTATTTAATTTAAGTTGAAAGTTAAGCGGGCGAAAATCGCCCGCCCTTTTAATTAAGCTTTAATTTTTAAAAGCTTGATCGCTTCGAAATTCTTAACCGCTCCGCCTACACGTTTAGTAGTGTAGAACATGATGTATGGTTTCGCAGAATACGGGTCACGTAATACGCGGATACCGATACGATCAACGATTTGATAACCTTGTTTGAAGTCACCAAAAGCTACCGCTTTTTTATTTGCTGCGACTGTTTCCATGTCGTTAGCATCTAAAATGTTAAAGCCTAAAAGGCTTCCCGCTGTGTTACCGTCTAAACCCGGTGCCCACAAATAACGGTTTTGTGAATCTTTAAATTTACGAACTTCTTTAGCCGTTTGACGGTGCATTAAGAATGTTCCGTTTTTACGGTACGCTTCTTTAGTTTCGTAAATTAAGTTAATCATATCGTCAGGCGATAAAACCGCAGATGTAGTCGATTCAACTTGTTGAACTTGGTTAAAGTTTTGGCCGTCATCGTATGACAAGATACCTTTAGGTTTACCAACGCCGTCACCTGAAATGAACGCAGTCGCTTCCAAAAGTGCAAACTTTTGGGCTACTTTTTCAGACAAGTAAGATTCCATGTTTAAAGATGCATCGTCTAAAAGCTTTTGAGTTACTTTCGGGTTAGCATACATTTCATGTACTGGGATTGAAATTTTATTTAATTTCGGTGTGCCCGTTTCAACGCGCGCGCCTACTTCGCCAACCCAAGCCGCGCCCGCTAATTCAAGGTCTTCGATGATATCGAATTGGTCACTTGAAATAGTTACGATGCTAGCTAATTGACGTAAAGGTGAACTCTCGTAAACCTTTTTTACGATTTCAGAAGACATCTCGGGAGTTACTAAGTACCCGCCGTCTTGGTCTGAATCTACAGACATAGCTTTAGATTCAACGCCCTTACGTAAGTAAGCGTTCATTGCATCTTTTTGCTCTTTATTTTTTACTTCGGTTTCAGTCTCAACGCCCGCACCTGTGCGATTAGCCGCTGTTTTAATAGACTTAATTTCGTCTTGTAATTGAGTGATTTTATCATTCAATTCGTTAGTTTTATTCTTAACGTCTTGGGCTACGTGACCGTTTGCTTTTAACGCTGCGAACTCTGTGTCGTTCGATTTTTTGAACGCGGCTACTACTTCGCCAAGTTCACTAATCTTTTGTTCTAATTCCATGTGATTAACTCCTATTGTTAATGTTTTGTTATTGGATAAACTGTTAAGGCTTAAATAGCGCGATCATGTTATCTATTGATTGACTGACTTTCGTCGGGTCAAATTGGGATTTTGCGGCTTGGTTTTCGCCAAGTGCTTTCATTAAATCGGCTTTTGTAATGCCGTTACTTTCTAATTCTGCAATTATCTTTTTTACGTTGTCAACATGAACCGGCGAGTTAAAGTCCTTTAGTCCTGTAACCATGGCCTCTGTGTTCATTGGGAACGTAACGATCGAGTATTCAAAAAGCTTTAGCTCTTTTAAATGCCTAACCATTGGTGACTTACGATCGGGTTCGGCTTTGATGACCATATACCCGATTGATAGCCCCATTTTAATATTGTTTTTCAAAGCGTTCTTAACTAACGAATATTTTTCGCGCGCTAATTGCACATTAAGGTCAAGTTGACCCTCAACTAATAACCCTGAATCGTCTTCCTCGGCTCTTAAATTCCAACCGATAAGTTTACTTGGGTCGTGATCGGCTAAGATCGGGAACTTGCCTTGCTGTTCTTTAATTGATTTTTTAAAGGCACCTTTATCGACGACATCGTTACCGAGATCGATATTGCCAAAAGTAGACGCGTACCCGCGTAGCATACCTTGGGAATCGACTTCTTTAAATTCTAAAGTGAAGCTTTTTTTCTCGATAATTTTACTCATAAAATCATTTTCCTATCGTTGTTAATTTCGACGTTTAGTCCTTTAGCAAACAAAACAGTCAGCACAGTGTCACCAATTTTAACGTCGGCTTTAAAGTTTTGGCCTAAACCGGGGTTTAGTCCTTGGATATCGAAGTCGCTTAACTTAACTTCGACGATTCCGTTATCGATATCGATTACGTTAACCGAGTTTTTTTCGAGTATTTTATCCCCCATATACGGGAATTTGACAGTAATACCGTCGCAATTTCTTAGATTTAGAGGGTTCCCAAACTCATTTATGATTTTAAGTTTCATGTGGTTACTACTCCGATAGTGTATTCATTTGATTTTATGCGCGATTGAACTTCCCCGACAATAAACTTTTGAG